TCAGAGCTTTCATAGGATTATGTATAGCTATTGGTAAGCATATGCCTGAAAAAGTGGAGCTGCCGTATGAAATCAAAAAGAAAACTGCTAAGGAATAATATGACAAGTATACAGTTTTATGGATGTATACTGTTTTTGTTATTACTTATTGTAATGATTATAACTGTATAGGAATATTATGGGCGTAAATAAATTAGAGTTTTTAGATAAACTCGAAAAATTACAGACAGACTATGCTGAATGTAAAATTGATACTAACAAGTTTGAAGAAGGATTAAAAGAACTTGGTATTAATTCAGAAGAAGACATAGCATTTGAAGTTATAAATGCTGAAGATGCAAGATATGACTTTAAATTAGATCAAGCAAAAAGAAAGGAAAAATAATGGGATATACTAACTACTGGCATCAATATATAAATTTTAATGACAAACAATGGAAAGCTTTACAACAAGAAGCTGAATACATTGATGGCATTGCAAGTGGTAATCTTGCTAATATTGAGATTACTGATGATTACATTCTTATGAATGGTAAACCAGGTTGCGAAACTTTTGTTTTAAATAAAAATATGCCAACGGAAAAGGATTACGATAATCAAGATCTTAGTTTTAATTTTTGTAAAACTAGAGCTATGACTTACGATATATATGTTTGGCATATGTTAGTTTTTGCTGCTGGAATAATTAACGATACATATAAATTTAGTATTACAAGAGATTTATAATGTATTGTATAATTTTTTCATTAAAAAAAAAAGATGATTGGAGATTGTTTACCAATAGATGTTTTTTATATGAAAAAGAAGCTCAAGAGTTTGCTGATAAACAAAAATCACGAACTCATAAATTTAAAGTTGGATTGATAGAGGAGTGGTTTAATGACAAAAGAAAAGAAACAAAAAGTTAAAAAATTTAGTTGGAAAGAACATAAAAAATGGATTAGCAGTTTTACTGATGTTAAAACTTTATATCCAGAAGTTAAGCCAACTAAACGTAAACGTAAAAAATAAAATTTATGACGATAAATAGGTAAGTTAGAACCTGCATGATAGATATACTAGATAGGCTATCAGCTAAAGTACTACTATATATCCCCCTCGAATGAGGGGGATTGATTAACTAGAAAGAAAGAAAGAGGTCGTATGCAAACAAATATACAAATACAACAAGATGATCTACTCACAATAGATCCAAGTGCGTATTTTGAAGTTGAGAAAAAACAATTAAAATATGTAGCAGATACTTTAAATGACGAACAAGAAGTATATGAATCTGTAAACAGGTATGCACTTGTAAGAAAAGATAATGGTAAATTACTTGGTATTCATTCTGATGATTACATTGTTAGACCATATTCTGCATTAGCAGAAAAAGTAAACGAAGTAATCAAAGATGCTGTACCAAATATTGACCAATGGAAAATAACTACAGAAGATCACGTTTATGCTGATGGTAGAAAGTTTAGAAGAAATATAAACTTCTGGAATGAGCAAATCTATTTAGATTCTAATAAACGTGCTAACGAATGTATTATTCCACAAGTTAGAATTTATTCATCACTTGATGGACAATGGGGCCAACAGATTATGTTTTCCTCAATGTATATGTGGTGTTTAAATGGTATGGTAAGACCTGATTGGACATTTACTGTATACAACAAACATAGTTCCAAACAGGATATTACTTATAGTGTTGCTGAGTTTCGTTCTGGTTTAGAAAGCCATAAAGAAATGGGTGACGAAATGTTTAAAATGATGCAAAAGAAAGTGAGAGTTAATGATGTTACAGAACTATTCAGGAAAACATTGGCTAACAATCGTAAAAGAAATCTCGATATCGACAATAACAGTATTATTGTTATGCGTGATTTGGACTCTTTATGGGGTAAGTATGTTGCTAAATATGGCAATACAGTTTTTGCGATTTATCAAACTGCAACTGACTGGGCAACTCATCCAGTCACCAGAGGAGCAGTTTACAATGTTTCGAGAAAACGAGAAAAACAAGTCGCAGAAATGATGCAATCTGATTATTGGAATGAATTATATAATTAAGGAGTTATATGAAAATAAAACAGTTAATAGAAATAATTCGTATCACAGGGAGAACAATACCCTGTGATATTGAACAACAATTGCAAGAAAAATATCTTTCAGAAAGTAAAGGTGAATGGATTGCAGTTGGTGATATGGATCTAATACATTTTATTAGAGCTTTTAATAAACGACATGATAAATCTACTAAGAAAGTAAAATCTTATGTAGAACAATTATTACAAACTATGGAGATACCGTATGAAAATAGATGAGTTAATAACTTTTCTTGCTAATACTGATGAACCATTTGCTAAAGTACAAGCAGAGCTGACGTATGGTCAAGATATTTTAAAACATTTAAAAGGTGCTTTTGTGTCTGGATCAGAACTTCCAGTATCTAAAGCTACCGAACAATTTTATGCATCAAAGAATTATACTAATCATATTTCTAAACTGCAAAAATTAAATGTTGAACAATTAACTTTAAAGAATCAAAGAAGAACTGCTGAAATGAGAATAGAAATATGGAGATCATTAGAAGCATCAAGGAGAAAAACTAATGTCTAAAGTACAACTTAAACCATCTGATAAAGCTATTATAAAATTATTTACTGATAGAGAGCATGATATTTATAATGCTGGATTTAAAGATGCTAAAGAAAGAAATAAAACTATTTTTAAATTTGTACCAGATACTAAACCAATACATAACGAAGAAGTTTATAATATAATTATAGACTCAGTATGTACTTGGTTTAAAATTAAAAAATCTGAATTATTTAGTGGTATGAGATGCCAGTATTTAGTCATACCGAGATCTATGGCTATTAATTTATTAAGAGAATGTACTGCATTTTCTTTTCCACAATTAGCTGTGCTAACAGGTAAAGATCATACTAGTTTAATATATCATGTACAAATGAGATTAAATAAAAAACATTATTGGAGTATAGATAATAATCATGCTATTTATGCAACTATTAAAGGATTAATAAATGAAAAATGCAAGAAATCAGATAAACAATAAAATCGGTGGGCATATTAAACGATTGCGTAAACAATCTAAACTCACACAAAGCAATCTTGCTGCCGTATTAGGTGTTTCATTTCAACAAATACAAAAGTTTGAAAATGGTGAAAACCGTATATTTGCACACCAATTGTTTGAATTATGTAATGAATTTAAATGGAATTTAGACGAATTTAAGGCATCAGAGTCATCTGTATCAGTCCTTAATAGCTAGTGTGGAAGTAGGCAGCTGTTCGCTAGTCGCTCAGTGCGTTGTTGATCCAGGCAACGCACATTGAGTGTTGACATTTAACTATTTGTGCGTATGCTTAAATTATGCCAAATCAAGAAGCATTAGGCCCGATATTTCATAACCAAGTAATTCCACAATTTGTGGATGCTAGGAAGAATAAAGGAATATCACAATTAGAAATGGATGAGATCTTGGGGGTAGCCAAGGGATTAGTTTCTAAATGGGAGTGTGGAATAAGAAAACCAAGTGGTTGGCTATTCTGTTGTTGGGCAGATGCTTTAGATATGCAAATAACATTAACCCCAAAGGTGCTAAAACAATGACAATAAACCCTGATTTTAATCCTGGTGAAATCACAAATGATCCTATTGTCAATAAAGTTGTTGACATAGTTATGAAACGACACATGCAAGGCATGGAGAAGTTTGGTAAAACTATGGAAGTAAACGACAGACCTTTAGATGAATGGATAGATGAAACAATTGAAGAATTGTTAGACGCTGTTCATTATTTAGTTAAAGCTAAATCTATTACAGATAAGTTTAAACTAAAAGAAAAAGAGCTGCAACAACTTGTTGATAAATTTAAGGAAGGAACATTTGTAGATGATAAGGAAAATAAAACGCAAGAATAACATAGATTATTCAGCTCCTCATAATAGACAAATGCTGTTTCGTATGCGTTTGCTTAAATTTTACAAGCAAATAGAATATGATGAAGACGTATATGTTGCAACAGCAAATAAAATTTTACATGGTACTTTGCCATGGAAATATGTAAATGAAATAGAAAAGTTGAGGTTAAAACATGAGAAAGAAAAAAAAGAAAGATGGAAAAAACTTCAAGAAAAAAAAGCAGAAAGTCTTGGTCTTAAAGTTAGATCCATTGTTAATAGATATAAAAGATAAACACTTTTGGAAAGTAGGAGGAACTATATGAAAGAGTTTGATAGAAAACAAGGTATAGGTGGTAGTGATGCTACTAGATTATACGAAGGCAATTGGCATGAACTATGGCAAGAAAAAACAGGTGCTACCGAACCTGCAGATTTGTCTGATGTATTACCTGTACAGATGGGAGTACATACAGAACCATTTAATATTCAATGGTTTGAAAAACAAACTGGTTTAGAAGTACATGGTAAACAAGAAACATTTTTTCATCCTAAATATAAATTTATGTACGCTCATGTTGATGGTTTAATTATGCCTGACAAACAAGATCTAAAAGATGGTACAGATAAAGGTGTATCTATTTTAGAATGTAAACATACAAATGCATTTAGTAATCCAAAGAAAGTAGCAGATAAATACAAAGCACAGATACAACATTATTTAATGTGTGCTGCATCTAAAAGATGTTATGTTTCTGTATTCTTTGGTAATATGAAATATGAAGTTATGGAAATATCTGAAGATCTTGAGTTTCAAGAACAATTAACTAATGCTGAAATATTGTTTTGGCATTTTGTAAAAACTAAAAAAGAACCACCAGAGTTTATTAGTTTTGAAAATTTTAACAGTGAGGAGTTTACAGATGGAGAAACAATCATACCCATACTCGCCAGGAAGTAAAGAGAATGGTACATCATTAGAAGCTGCTGAACTTATTAAAGCAGGAGCTGAAACTATTAGAATGAAAGTATTTGATGTAATAACTAATAAAGGTAATTTTGGTGCAACTTCAGATGAGGTTGCTGAACTACTAAATTTAAGTCCTTTTACAGTTAGACCAAGAGTAACTGAGTTGTATAAACAAGGTAAAATTGATAGAACTGATAAAAGAAAAAACTTAAGTGGAGCAAAGGCTTATGTGTATATAACAAAGGAGGTGCAACATGGGAAAGCCAATAGATAGTAGAGCATTAGCTATACTAAAGAAACTTAACCTAGATCAGAAAG